TTCATATTGTTTTTTTCTTCTATTATTTATTTTAGTCCTATTTTCTCTATAATACAGTCTATCATATTCACCTTTATATCGTATAGGACAACAAGTATTTATTTTAGGTTGTAATTTTTCAAAATGAAAACGTTCTCGGTAAATCAAATCTTTTCTTGTTTCAAATTCAAATATTTCTATCAATTCTATTTTTAAATTTTCAACATAATCAAAAAAATATAATTTATTTTTTTTAGTTCTAATGTTTGATTTATGTTCGTTTAATCTTAATTTTAATGTTCGTGTTGTTGAACCTATATAAAAATCATTAAGTTCTTCACAATATAATTTATATACATATCCTATTTTTAGGGGGTCAGTTAATTTTGTCATTATAGTTTATAAATTATATTTTATATTTTAGTTTAACGCAAAAAATAAATTTTTAAAATTTAAATTTTTAAAATTGATTTTGGATTTTCATAATATAAAATGGAAATGCCTAATCATCAGAACCTTATTAATTTAATTGATGAAATTAAACAAGATATTCCAGACGGAAAATATATTGAAATAATGAATGAATTAAAAGAAAATAGAGAAAAATCTATGAAAGTCTTTAAGAAAGAACAAGAATATAATGATAAAATTAAAAATTTTAATGAAAATGATAAAACTTTGTTTTTAAAAAAACAAATAGAAACTTTACAAACAAAAATAGATTGTCAGACAGAAGCATTACATAATTCAGTAGTAAATCATAATATAATTTTAATGGATTGGGATAGATGTCCCTTTAGTAATATTCCTTTATGGAAAACATATATTAGTATAACTGATGAGGAAGATACTGAAATTAACACTTATACACAAGATAATTATTGTAGATGTAATTCTTGTGGTGTAAGAATTTCCATTTACAAATGTTATGATGGTTTATATAAGAAAACTATATATAGAGAAAAAGGTGAGAATTTATTTATTTGTAAAAATTGTATGGAACATATAGATTTAATTACATAATTGTGATTTTGATATAAAAAATTAAGGTTATATATTAATGTAAATACTTATTAAAATAATTTTTTATATATTATTTTTCCATTCTTTAATAAAAGATATATAATATTGTTTTTCATTTATACATTCAAATTTATTAATAATTTTTTCTAATTGATTTGTTTCCACTTTATTACTTAAAACAGATAATAATTTAGTTCTTCTTATTGCTCTACATTTATCTCTTGCTTGATGTCCTTTTATATCTACTACTTTTGTATCACATAAAGGACATATATGTTTATAATTAAAATTTTTATGTGTAAGTAAAACAGGCATTTCTACTCTTCTTCTATTTTCTCTTACGACTTCTGTATTATTTAATACATTTATTATATTAATAATAGGATTTTCTGCTGTATCATTTACTTGTTTTAATTGATTCATTAATTCAAGATATTTTCCTTCTGGAATATGTTTTGAAATATCATCAATCAAATTAAGTAAATTATTAAGAGCATTAATAAACTCTTCGCTTTTATGTTTTCCTTGTTCTGAAATAGGCATTATGTTAGAAAAATAAAAAATCAATTTTAAAAATTTAAGTACATACAAATAGTATAATAAATATACTACAATTACTATTATGTTATATTATTTATTATTTAAATGAACTATCTAATTAATAAAATGTAAAATAATAATAAGATACATAGTAGTATATATTAAAATATACTGAATGATGGTAGTGCTGTATTTTAGAGTCTTAAATTGAATTTTTATGAAATGAAAAAAAAGTTGTATCTGTTTTTTAAAATCCTATTAGCGTTTTTTAGTCTATATTTTGGGACAAAGCACACAGGACGGTACTTTGTGCCTATTTGCGATTTTGATAGAAAAATGATAAAAAATTAAGTTATTTATTAATGTAAATACTTGTTAAAATAATTTTTTATTCTTCAAAAGATTTCAATTTATTTCTTTTTTGGATATTGTTGTTCTAATGCTGTATTATATTGTTTTTTTGTTATTAATTTACATTTTAAACTCTCTTTTAATGAATGACTACCAACTCTTATACCACAAGTCTTACATTTAGAATAAATAAAATCTTGTTCTGGGTCTTCTTCATCTGATTCTGGTAATGGTTTTATTTGTTTTATACTTTTTTTAAAATTCTTATAATTAATATTAATTGGTTTTGGTTTCAATTTAGGAATTTCTATAATCTTATCTAATATTCCCCATTGATCCATTGATATATCAAGATTATTTTCTTCAAGAATTTCACTAATAAGTTCTTCTAAATCTTCATCATCATTATCATTAGTAATTGGTATATCTAATATATTTATTACCCCATTATTAGCAATCCATATTTTTTTATAAAATACTTGTTCTTCTTCATTCATAAGATATTGCTGATTAATCGCCATTATCTTAGGAAAATAAAAAATCAATTTTAAAAATTTAAATACATAGAAAATCAATCTAAAAATGACTATTATATATATAACTAATCTAAAAGTGATAGAATATTACCACATTTAAGCATAAAAATTAATTTTTATGATAAGTTCTATCGTTTATTAGTCATTTTTAGATTATTTAGTCATAATTATATTGATATTATATATTTTTATCATAGTTATTTCATATATTTAAATTTTTAAAATTGATTTTATATTTTTCTAACATAATGCCTAAAATTCTCAAAAAAGATATTATTAATCATATTGAAAATTTCTTTTCACAGAATGGAAAAAGACTTACTAATTTATCTAAATGTAATTTAACACAATTAAAAAAAATAATGAAAGATTATGAAATTCCTGAAATTAATTCTGATGATATTTTTAAACAAAAAGAAATAGAAAAAGAAGAGAGAAAAAAAGAAGAAGAACAGAGGGAAAAAGACTTTATATTATCAGAATATAAAAGACAACAATACTTATGTATTAAACAAATATGGGATACAAAACATATTAAAAAGTTATATAATAATCCTAATAAAATAGAACTATGGAAAGATTATATTGAAAAATGTGAAAATAAAGAAAGAACTATACGAAAAAATAATTATTCTATGGCGAAAAAATTATGTGATGATGCAAATATACCTTATTCTAAAATTAAAGTAAAAGGACATATAACATATCTTGAAGGTGCAATAGCAAATGTTATATGTGAAACTGGAATGTGTGAAAGAAAAATAAATGAACCTTGTTTTTATTAAAAAATTATTTTAATAAGTATTTACCTTAATATATAACCTTAATTTTTTATATAAAAATTTTATTTTTCAGTTGCTTTAACTATACCCGCTGTTGTTCCCGCTGAAACTCCCGCTGTTGCTCCGCCTATTAGTAATTTTGACCCTAATCCTAAAGTAGCATCAACCGCTAAATTTTCACCACCCTCTCTTATTATATTCTGAACTAAATTTTTTGATTGAGTGCCTAATTTAGATCCATTTCTCGCAAACCATTTAGACCAAGATTCACCTGCTCTGGAATTTTTTAATAATTTTTTTAATGTAGCGTCTTTTGCTCTTAGTTTTACAACTGGAATTACATTTTTTTGTAATTTATTTGCTAATCGTTCTAATCCATCTGCTCTTAATGCTTCCTTACCAACTTTATTAAGATTATTATTTATAAATGTTTTTGTCATAGATACTCTTTCTTTTAAAGGTCTATTCATAGTTTTTGTTAATTTATATAATTCTTTCCCTTTTGTTAGTGTTTCTGGTATTGCCTTTGCTTGTGCTTTAGTTTTTTTAATACCTCTCACGATTTTCGTCCCGCCCCGTTTTACACCTTTTACAACTTTACCCACAGATTTAGTAAATAATCCCTTAATCCCTTTCACCGCTTTTTTTCCAAGATTTTTTATTGCTCCTCCTCTAAATATAGATTTAAAAACATCAAAGAATCCCATTATAATTAATATAAACATAAAAAAAATAATATAGAAATTAAATTAAAATTAATATAATCTTCTTTTATATGTAAAATATGGGGATATAACAATTTGTCCTTGTATTTTACTTACATTAGTCGCTGGTTGTGTTATGTATCCTAAATTTCCGATTGCTTTAGATTCTAAACTGCTTCTACCCTTATCTTTTCTTTTTACAGGCATTATAATATATTAAATATATTTTTTTTTTAATTAAATATAATTATTCATCATTAAATTCAGAAAAATGTGATTTAACAAATTCTTCACCACGAATTAATATTAATAAGTCTTTAATTTCATTACAACCTATTCCTGCTTCATAATAGGTATCTTTTAAAGCATCAATCTTTTCTTTTAAAAATTTAATTTCATCTGCTTGTTTATTACAATAGGTCATATTAATCAAGTTTATGATATGAAAATATAAAATCAATTTTAAAAATTAAATTAAATTTTAAATTATTTGAAGGTAGAGATTATCTTATCGAATACATTCTCCCGTCAAGGGTAAAGTGTATGCTTATATCACAAGATGTGAAAAAATCTACGCGAATCGCATCTCCGCCGACACCAGTAGAGGAAATAGTTGGTCTATAAGTTAATTGTCCGGCAGTGGACAAGTTTTCTCCTGAATAAACGGATGGATTCGTCGAGGAGTTAAAATCTTCTAATGGAAGTGCTGAAACATATTTACAAGGGGTTGCTGTTGCTCTGGCGTAGAATAGAGTTCTTGTTGTTGCTCGTGAAACAAGCGTAGAGTGATTTAATGCTCCTATTTGACCTAAAGCATCAAGAACTTGAGCGTATGCTTGTGAGACATTATCGTCAGCAACTTTTATAGGTTGACTTGGCACTTGTTTTCCGTTTATTTCAAAGGTATAATTTTCAATCTCCGCACCCGTTCTTGTTCCTAATGAATATTTATTTAAATTAGTTATGTCGCCATTAACACGATGACATGCCATAATGTATTTAGCAGAGCGAGGATTACAGGAAAATGGAACATTATAAGAACTTGTAGAACCAGAAGGAATAGAATTTTGATTATGTATAAATGATTCAGTTATATAGTTAATGCCGACTGCTCCTGCTTCGGCAAGGGTTCTTTCAAAAGATTGATTGAATACAGCATTAAAGCGAATTTGTTTAGCACGAAGTTCTACATTTTCTACCTTGTATGCGAGAACACGGTTTGCTGCGGTGGCGTTGTATAAACAAGTGTTAGGATCTTCTAACTCTAACACGATTGCCGAACTTTGTCCTACTAAATAACCTAACGGGAGAAGAAATTGCCCGCTTGTGAAACCAGTCATTAGACGATCACATAAAGTTATAGAAGACCCATCTGCTTCTACAGTTCCAGAGGCAACTCCATTTAGGTCTATTGCTCCGTCAGGATCGCCGTTAGAAGAACCACCAGCAAGGATTTTTTCAACAGAAGACTTATGATTTTCACTCATAGAGTAATCGTCCATTATGTTAGAGATTAAGTTATAGTTGTTAATATATTCTATTTGTTCTCCCTGTGAATTTAAAATTGAAACGGAGCGAATTAAATTTGAGAATTGGGTTTTAACTGCTGATCCCGTAGCAGAAGCAGAGGCAGAATCATAAGAACGATTAGTGAGTTTTAAAGATAAAACAGTATCACCAAAATCTATCCACGCTTTATCGGCAACAGGTAAATTTATTCTAATGAATTTATTTGATGATGGATTATAACTTGGTAATTCCGAGCGGAAAATAATTAATTCACTTTCGGCAGATGTGCCTTCAATAGGATTGTTAGAGAATTGGACTGAATCAGGAGTTGACATTTGTATAATCTATTATAAGAAAAAAAATATATAATTTTTTAAATATACAAAAAATAAATTTTTAAAATTGATTTTAAAATAAACTTAAACAAATGTCTCAAATCTCTTATCAAGATGCTATTGAATATATGGATAAATGCGATCAAAATACTATTATGATTGAAAATTTTAGTGAAGAGGGTGAATATCTTATTGATGGAGGGAGTTGTAGTTTATTAGAATTAGAATTAGAAGAAAATACTGATTTTAATGAGTATAAATTCTATATTTGTAGTGATTGTTAAAAATCACAAAAAAATAAAATATATATAATTTATATAATGAAAGGAAAACCAAGAAAATTAAAAAAAGAAGAGATTGATTTATTTAAAACACACAGTAAGCATTACTCAAAGAAACATATAGATTTTATGAAAAAATATATAAGAGATGGTAAGGGTTGCTTCTCGGAATCACATAAGAAAGCGATGGAATTAAAGGGGAAATAAATAAAATATATATAATTTATATAATGAAATTTATTAAATCAAAATCAAGAAATAAGAAATATTCTGTTATTACAGCAAAAGGTAAAACTATACACTTTGGGGATAAAAGATTTTTTCACTTTAAAGATACAACACCATTAAAATTATATTCTGATTTAAATCATAACGATAAAAAAAGACAAAAAAATTATTGTAATAGAACATCTGGTATAAAAACTAAAGATGGATTATTAACTAAAAATAATAAAGAATCACCTAACTATTTTAGTAGAAAATATTTATGGTCTTGTTAATTTAAATTTGATAAAAATTCATTTTGAATTGTTAATTCTTCATTATTTTTTTTTAGTTCTTCATTTTCTTTTAATAATTCTTCATAACTTTGTTTTTGTTTTTCTTTTGATTCTTTTTCTAATTCTTTTCTTTTCTCATAAGTTTTCTTTTGACTTTCTCTAATTTTTTCTCTATTTTTTTCTCTATATTTTTTATCTGTTTCTCTTTTCTTTGCTAATGCTTCTGGTTTAGATGCTAATGCTTTTCTTCTTGCTTTATACTCTGGGGTTGATTTATATTCTCTTTGATATTTTCTTCTTTCTTCTGCCTTTTGTTCTTTTAATTGTTTTAATTTTTCAAGTTCTTCTTTCATCTCTTCCGTTGTCATTTGGTCTATTTTCTTAATATTCTTCATCGTTAATTTGTGAGAAATAAAAAATCAATTTTAAAAATTTAAAATTTAAAATTTAAAATTTAAAAACCTCTAAGACGCATTCGTGTTCGCATATCAAGATTTTTATAAGGATCTTCTTCTTCTTCTTCTTCTGATTCTTCTTTTACTTTAACTAATTTTTTCTTCTTTTTTTTGATTATTATTTCTTCTTCTGATTCTGATTCTTCTTCATCTGATTCTGATTCTTCATAAACTATTTTTGCCCTTTTCTGCTTTTGTATTTTAGTATTTAACTTAACTTGTTTTTTAGGTTTTTTTTGTTTTTTAGGGGGTGGTTCAGGTTCTTCTTCTTCTGATTCTTCTTCATAATCTTCATCTGCTTCATCTTCAACTTCTTCTATTTCTTCTTCAGGTTCAACTTGTTCTGCTAATAGTTCCTTTGCTTCTTTGATTTTTTTCTGTTTTTTTATTTCTTCTTTTGTTAATTTTTGTTCTTGTTTTTTCTTTGCTATATTTTCTCTTCTTTTTGCTAATGCTTTTTTCCAAGATTCCATCTGTGCTGGTGATTTCTGTCTTTTTGGTTTTTCTATACTTGACTTATCAGGTTGAGAATTATCAGTATTTTCTTGATTATCTTCTTGAATAATATTATCAATATTTTCCATTATATATTATATATAAATATTTTTTTTATTATATAATAACTAATCAAAAATTAATAATACATTTTCTTGTTTAATAAAATTCAATTCATCTGATTTTACAACTATATTTCTTTTAACTCCTCTCTTGATAGGTATAGTATAATTTTTCATATAATTCCTCATATATTCATTATAATATTTTCTATGTTTTTCCCTCCAAACTGATAATCTATGTTTCTGTTGTTCTGGATTTTGTTCTATCCATTTATTTATCATATATTAAAATACTATATTATATTTTCCTGTATCTTTCTTGATTTTTTTCTTGTTTATTTGTTTCATTGATTTTTTGATTAATTTTAAATCTTGATTAATTTTTTTATATTCTTTTTCTAATATTGGTTTATTACATAAATTACGACAATAAGAATATAGTGTAAATTTATTCATATTTTTATAAATATCATAAGTAGAAAGTAAATCAAATAAATTAGAATAATCTTGATTTTCTATTAGAGTTTTTTCCATTAACCTATAATGTGTTTCTGGTAAATTAAAATTTAATCTTGGTATAAGTTTGATTAAATCTTCTTCATTCATTCCCAAAGGATTATCTTCTGTTATTGATTTAAAATTATTTTCCATTTCGCTTATATAGTTATAAGGAATTCTCTGACTTAACTCTTGACCTTTTCTCATATCATCATTTACTTCAACTTTGATTATGTTCCCGATCGTTTCGTGAAATTCGTGATTTATTAAATTATTCATTATTAATATAATATTAGAAAAAAGTATCATAAATATAACTAACACATATCATTATTATATATACATTCAAGTCGTAAATTTAAAGTCCAGAAATTATTTGCTGAAGATAAATTAATATGATTGCCGTCCATATTACATATTTTTAAAGATACTGTATTTGGAACACTACTAATATAATATGGAGAATTTGCTCCTTGATAAGATAGGACTAAATCATCAGTTCTTCCAGATGTTATATTTGGATTATATATTTGTAGTATAGAATTATTATTACCACCTGTTTGACTTGAATAAGAATTATAATTAGATAGATTAGTTAATCTAACTGAAACTGCTTCGGTGGTTAAACCTTTTAAACTTATATTAAAATTATCAACATATAATACATATTCTTTATAATCACTTCGTGTAAAAGGTAATCGGATATTAAAATCATATTCACCTAAAGTTGATGTTTCGTTAGTAGGATTTTCTGAATCTAAAATTACACGGAAAATATCTTTTCCCATTATAATATATATTATATAATTATTTTATAAATATTTATTTAAAATTGATTTTGATTTTTTAAAAATCACAAATGGAAAAAATTACAATATATATGATTAAATGTAATGATATTAATATAACAGATACTTATATTGGTTCTACCAGTAATTTTAAAAATAGAATTAAAGGTCATAAATCACATTATAATAATATAAATATTAGGAGTTATAATTATAAATTATATAAATTTATTAGAGATAATGGTGGATTTGAAAATTTTCAAATGATTAAATTAGAAGAATTTATATGTGATAGTAAAGAAGAAAAATTAATTAAAGAAAGATACTATATAGAATTATATAAATGTAGTTTAAATTCTCGTTCTTCATATCAAACAACAGAAGAAATAAAAGAATATAAGAGAAAATGGTATGAAGATAATAGAGAAAAATTTATTGAAAAACAGAGAAAAAATTATGAAAATAATAAAGAAAAAATTAATATAAAAAAGAGAGAATTGTATAAAAATAATAAAGAAAAAATTAACGAAAAAATAACTTGTGATTGTGGTTGTATTGTTAGTAAAAGTAATTTATCAAGACATAAAAAGTCAAAAAAACATATTGATTATTTAATTAATAAATCAAATCAAAAACCATAATAATACATAATACACTTTTTACTAATTTCACAATTTTTTTCTTTTAACTTTAATTCCATATAATTATCATTTGAAATATTAATAGTTTTTAATTTTTCTAAAACATTATGTATTCTTTCATCTAATAATTTGATTAAATTTTTTGCTTCATTAACTTCTGTGTCATCATACCCATAAAAATAATTCATCATTATAATTATATATTATATTTTTTTATGATTTAAAATCTTTATAGGTTTTTGATTTTAATAATTTATCTATTATAAGTTGTTGTTGATTAACTTGTTTTGATAAATCTTGAACGCCTTTTATCAAATATGCTATTAAATCTTCATAATTTATAGACAATTTTTTATTAGGATTTTTAACTTTTTTATATGTTGCTTCTTGTATTAATTTACCACTATTTTCTGTTGGTTTTCCATTCGCATCTACCTCTATTGGATATTCTCTTCTTGGTTGGTCTTCTACAATATCCCAACCACAACAATCTCTTACTAAATTACCACTACTATCAAAATTTTCTGGTATATCTTCTGCTACATTATTTACAATAAATTTTAATTCTGGAACTTCATTATATAGATCTTGTGCTATTAATCCACTTTCTTTTTGATATTCTTTACCCCATAAATCATCTTCTTCTTTAACTTTTTTATCATAGGTTAATGGTGTTAATTTATTTAATGTATCAATAGCATTTTCAATAGGTATTAAATTTTTCTTTAATCTCGCATCACTCACTTGTGTCGCAGATGTATAATTTAATGCCTCTGCGTATAAGTCCTCCATAAAAATATCTCCCATCTGTAATTTTGCGTATGAAGCAACACCATTCGTTTCACCAGAAAAATCTGTATCATAATATTTTATATCTCTACTTAATAAAGTTTCCCAACTATCGCCCACACTTGAAATATGAAAACCATTTGAATGTGTGCTTGTTGTGTAAAAGTGTGCGTAATATGTTGAATTGATACTTGAACGATAAGTTAATGGATATGCTTTTGTGCTTGTATAATAAGCATCAT